CGAAGACCAGCGTGCCAGCGATGCCGCTGTAGATTTGGGCGCGGTAGATGATGCCGGTAACTAGTTCGGCCACGCCATTGGACCGCGAGCCCACCTCGATAATGTCGGTTGTGTCCCTAATGCTAGTAGCCCCGAGGGTGCTGGTACTTCCATACTGCGTCCATGTAACGCCGTCGGGTGAAGTATAAGCGGTGCGGGCGCCAGTGGCGACCGCCATTGTCACCCTCACCCACTGCAAAACCCCGGTCAACGCTGCTCCGGCAATCGTCGCGGAGCGTTGGGTTCCCCCGCTGTCCCAGTGGTCGAAAATAATAGAGGTGGTGGCAAGTCGGAGCAAATACGCACCGCCGCCGCTTGCGAGCTTAGAGATCACCGATGAGCCAGTTGCCAATGTGCTGGGATTGACCAATACCCTAAGATCAATGTCGCCCGTGATACTCACCGCTGCACTATCCGGCGCGGACGCGTAATTCCCCGCCACCCCATTCAACACCAGCCCATTCACCGCACTATTCCCGCTCAAATCCCCCACGAGCTGCACCCGGTTGGACCCGTCGTAGACGAGGGAGTCGAGGCGCGAGATGTCGTATCTGGCGGCTAGGCCGGCCACGCGATAAGGCGAGAACGTGTCTCGTTCCAGCAGTGCTCTTACGGCGGGAGTCATTTAGACCCCCACTGAATGCAGGGTAACGCTTTTTACCGTTTGCGCCGCTGGAGTGAACGCAGCCACCGTCTGCAAGATGCCATAAACGGTGCTGGATGCCAAAGTCACCTGTTTGCGCACCGGGAAGCTCATGCTCTCGGTTTCGCTCCAAAGGGTGGCCCCAAGGTCGATGGGGGTGGGTGTTTCTACGTAGCCAAGGTATTTAGCTCGATCACCAGAAGGAAGGTTGAACGCCGTGTTGTCGTTGATGGCCGTAGGGCTCGTAGAATAAAGGTGGAGCCGAAACGCACCCATTCCCGATGGGATGGACGCAATGTCGATTTCTAACGTCATGGCGTCAACAATCACCTTGCCGCCGCCAGAAGGTCCAACCCCTGTAAACGTCCATACGGTGCCCGCAGAGTCGCTTTCGGCAATAACATCTAGGGCGGCATAGGCCGTGGTGTCATTTGGCCGCGTTTTGGACGCAGCGGCGGAATAACCCGCTGTGCTGGCCGACGTTGGGGCAACGGCAAGCACCGGAAGGGGGTTGCTGGTAGATACCTTCTGCCCGAGGTTCTGGAGATTTACGGTGGCTTGGCCCATATTAAAGGTGATTTTACACTATGCGGTTTAACGACTTTGACGACTGCCGTGAGACTGAAAGCGGGAAAGAAGCTGTCCGTTGGCCTGATTCTGCGGCTTGATAAGCTCCATGGAGAGGTATTCCTTGGCCACCTGTTCCTCGATCAGAGCCTTATCCACCTGCCCGTCCATGCGCAGAAAATCCGCATACGTGGCGTGGGCCATGTAGTTAAAGAACTCTAGGGGAACGTCCGTGTTCGTCGTAGCGTCGTAGGGACCATCCCACTGCTTCTTGTAACACACCCAAAAGCCAGCAGCTTCCGTGGAATTGCCCACAACGTGGCACCCGTCGCTTTGGACGTAAAACGTGTATTCCCCGGCACCATTGAGGTTGTAGGGGAAGGCGTTGAACACGCGGATGAAGGTGTCAACGTCGTTTAGGGCCACCGGGACCACAGTGCCCGTGCCGGTGTAGGTTTCCGTGCCCGTCAGCGAGTCGTCAGAAAGTTCAAAAGTGAACACCGCATCATCGCTCACGCTAATCTGCTGCACCCCATTAGGGTTGGCCGTCGAGTAGGACAGGCTGGCGATGGTGACATATTGGCCCGAAACGACGTCCCCGTCTAGGTCTGCCGTAGTCGTCACCGTCACCGTGGTTCCGCTGCGGGTGGCCGTAGAGATGGTGCGGTTGCCGCTAGATGCCGTGTAGCTGAATGGGACAATGTTTAGGGGGCCGGGACGGGCCTCCGCAGCCACGATGAATCGCGCCCAGGTGTCGCTCTCCCGATAGGCTTGGTAGCCCCGCCGGTTGATAAAGCTGTTAATCAGCGTGTCTTCGTTTGTCGTAAAGGCATCCACACCGGCTAAGGCGCGAATCCTGATTAAAAGGTCGGCGTATGTTCCGCTTTGCATTAGAGCTTATGAACTGCCAAATCAGGGTGTTTCTTCTGGAAGTATTTCAAGAACCCACGGGAATGCACTTCCTTGTGCCCATACTTCTGCACAAGCCGGAAGAACTCCCAATCGGGCATTACACCCACATTCCTGCCCAATCCAGCCACTTTGCCAGCCCCCCGCATCTCCTGTGCCGACTGACGGGCTACAGCCTCGCGTTTGGCCTCCGTTGCCTTCTTTAGCTCGATCCCCGTGCGGAACTCGCGCTCAATGGCCTTCCAGCGGTCGCCAACACTAAACCTCTTGGGCGGGATGATAATTTCCATGAAAAAAGGGGCACAAGGCCGAAGCCCTATGCCCCATGATTCTATCCTACTTGCTTACAACTAGTCGTTATACTGCGACAGGTTGATGATTCGCAGAGCAACACCCCACTTGCCGGCGGTTAACGAGGTAACAGCCGCATCGTTCACCTCAAACAGCACCGGAACGGCAGAAGCCGTGCCCGACACGAATTTGCTGTAATTCGACGTGAACTGGTCGCCCGTGTTGAAGATGGGGGCGGTCATGCCGTCCGCATCCAGCGCGTCAATGAACTCGTCAGGGTCGCCCGCCGTGGTGCCGACATCGAACACCACCGAGGTGCTACCCGCCGCCGCCGTAATCTTCCAGACACACGCCGCTTCCAACGCGCTATTCGCGGGCATGGACGCAATCGTGCGCTGGCCACCGTTGCCGATGGAGATCAGATCATTGAAGTCAAGGATGACAACATCCGTCCAAAATGAATTGGCGGATTCGTTAATGCTAAGTTTAGCCATGTTAGTGATCGTCTAAGGGTTAGGTGAGAACGGTGATCTTGCCGTGCGCACCGGGGTGCAGCACCTCAAGCGTGCCGGTCCAGTCCACAAAGCCACGGTCGCCGCCACCCAGATTCGGGACGCGGGAGCTACCAAGGGCAATCAGGTCCGCAACGCCCATGTAATCGGGGTTGAGGATGTAGCCGGTGTCCTTGGCCGAGGTGTCAGGAGCGCAATCAGGATTCATGTTCACGATGGACACGATGCCGTTGTCGGACTCGTAGAAATCCACGGTGAGCTTGATCGTCGCGCTGTCCGCGCTCTGCTGAATCTGGCGATACACCGTGTTGGTGCTGCCAGAGGTGCGAGCGAAGTCAGCGATGACAGCCCGAAGCGCGGTGTCAGCCACCAGCGTCAGGTCGTTCGCCATGCCGTTCACGCGGTAGATCGAGGTGATCAGGCCGTTAAGGACGGTTTCGGTGAACGTGCCGGAAGCGTGAATGCTGCCCGAAGGAGTGCGGAACGCCGCAGGAACATCCGAAGGACCGCCGCTATCAATCCAGTCGCCCAGACCACGCAGCCCGTAGGCCGTACCGCCACCATTTTCCGCCGAGCGGTCATTGGTAGAGCAGATGGTGGCCTCGATGTCGCGCTTCAGTTCTTTGACAGCCTTCATCTCAGCCTGAGCAATCTTAGCTGGACCGACGCTATCAACGGCCTGTTGCAAGTCGCTCACCATGAAAGACCGGCGAAGCTTCTGGACATAATTGCCCAAACGCGCACGGCCAGAGAACTTGTCGGTGAACGCGGTGACATCCGAACCTTCGGAGACGCCCGTAGTCGAGACAGAAGCCAGGCTGTCAACGGTCCACTCGTGGAAGGTCGCCGTAGCTTTACGCTTCGGGGCCATCGAGAGGATAGGCGTATCTTGCGGGGCAAGAGTCGTAATAACGTCGAGGAGATCCTCGCGGTTGCTAACCCCAGAGCCGGGGTTGGTGGTATCGTATGTGTTTGAAAAAGCCATGGTAGGCGGTGTTAGAGAACTTTACGTTTTGAGATTTGTGCTGTACGGAGTTTGAGCCAATCGCCCTTATCACCACTCGCTTTGAACTTGGACTGAAGTTCCCCTATCTGCTTGGTCTGGACGCTTTCCGGCTTACGGCTTGCAGCCGCACCAGACTCAGGATTTTCAGGTGGCCGTGAACTAGGTTTCTTACCCGGCGTCGTTTCCGACAGGGCAATCTCCTTGCGTCCATAGATGCTGTTAGAGGCGTGGGCGAAGAAATAGGGCAACTGCGCAGCAATGTCGGGCGCGAACTCCTCAAGTTTCTTGAGGCGCGGGTCGGCAATGATGGCATCATATTGCTTCTTCCTTTCGTCGTTAACATCTTCCAGCCAAGGAATTTCCTTCCGCGTCTGCTCGTCCATGGTGACACGCAATCTCTTGCTGTTTTCCACAACCGAAATACGTCGTTCCACATCCGGCAAATACTCATCACGAGCTTTGCGGGCGCGGCGCAACGTCTCTCGTAGCTGACGCTTCGTATACTCCTTGCCGTCCACCGTAGCAGCGATGTCGTCGGGGCCAATGTCGGAGGAGTCATCAAGCCGCATTTCTGCAAACTCAATCACTTCCTTAATCTCTTTGGCCTTTTCGGAGAGCCCAGCCGCATCCTTGATGGACGCAAACGGGTTGTCCTTCACCTCTTCTATCGCTTTAACAGTGGTATCACTTCGACGGGCAAGCTCGCCTTCCAAGAGGCGCACGCGCTCCTCGGCTGCTTTTCGCTTTGCCGTTAGCTCACCGTAGCGAGCCACCGCCTTACTTCCGATGGACTTAGCCAGTTGACTAAGCTCATCTTCCGAAAGGTCGTCTAAGTTTCCAGACTTAGCTTTTGAAAGAACGTCCTGTTTCGTAGCTTCCGGCGCTTCCCCCTCGGCTTCTGGCTTTTCAGCCTTCTCCGTGGATTCCGCCTCCTTCTGCTTTTCGGCCTCAGATTCTGCTTTCGCAGTACCCTTACCGGCGAGTCGTCGTTGGATGAAATCACCCTCAGACATGTTATCTGTTTTCACTACTTTTTCTGGGGCCGTAGCGGTGGACCTTGATTCTGGTTCAGACATATTTGTTCCGCCAACTTAACGCCATGGCGACTGCGATGGGGCCATTGTAGGGTATATGCTTGACAGACAGCACATCTTCGCCACTTTGGGCGTTATAGGCGGCAGCACGTAGAACTCGTACCCGTGCCAGATGGCCCTTTGCAGGGTAGCGGATTAACGACCCGCCCGCCTATTTCATCCGCCTACGGATGTTCTCCCAATCGCCATAGCGAAGGATGTCATCGTAAGCCTGGATCCTGCCCGCAATCTGCTGCACCTGGTCGGTGGTAGCACCCCGCAAGTCGCCAATAGCGGTCTCGCGGGAAACATGCACTTGGGACATAAAGCGTTGGAACGCCTCAATATGCCCAAGATGGTCTAAGTCCTTCTCGTCCTGAGTCATCACTCAATACGATAGGCAACAATTGAAGTGCCAATGGCCGTAGCCGTGATGGTGCCAACTCCCAAGCCAGCCGACACGTTGGCAAACAGCGTCACCGCGTCATCCACCGCCGTGGTCGTGTAAACAAAGGGTGGGATGGAAACGATGCCGTAGCTGTTCGTGAGCGTCGTAGCCACCGGCAAGTCAATGACAACAACAGCCGAAAGGTCAGCAGCGGTGTTGTTGGTCCGCCGCACCTTCAACGTAGCCGTCTCCGCAACTACCGTAGCCCCGGCATAAGCCAGATGCACTTGGCCAAAAAGAAGATAGGTGCCAGCTTGCGCCAACACAATAGCCGGGTCAGTTGTCCCAAAATCCACAGCCGCAGCCGTGTTAGTTAACGTATAAACCGTTCCCGCACCATAAGCCGTATTCGTGTAGCTGTTGCTATTCAGCCGCTCAAAGGAGCTAACAAACTTCCATTCCGTAAGGCCGCGAATAAGCTCAACGGCCCCGTAAGGCCCAAGAACGATGCTGGTGAGGCCGTCCACCGTGTCGGAGCCATAGGCCGTCCACGTTTGATCGGAGGCTGTGTCGTTCTTCAGCAACACGCTGTCGCGGCTTCCGAAGGCGGGGATGGTTCCCGTGCTAGTGTCATTGCCTAAGACGTAACGCTCGGCGGCTTGCTGCTTGGTGACGGTGATGCTCATTTTAGTAGTTTACGGTGTTAGCTGTCTGAGTGGCAACGTCGCCCATGTTTGCGGGAGCGGTGCCAATTTTGCCGATCTCAGCGTTCTGTTGCTGCTGGATGGCGAAGGAATACTGGGCAGAATACTTCTCTAGGCGGGTGCGGAACGACTCGTCCTGCTGCAACCGCTGCGTAATGTCGGGCTGCGCGGCGTATTGCTTGATGATGTCTAGGGCCGATGTCGCCCCATTGGGCCGTGCGCCCACCTCAATGCCAGAGAAAATCTTGGTAAGATCGTCCGTAACGTCCTTCACCATCTTGTCTTGCGCGGCCTCTACAGGCTGAAGAATAGCGTCTGCAAGCATTGGATTGATAGCATTAGCGGCAAATTCAATGGCACTATCCAGGTTAATACGGCCACTGCGGTCGTAAGGCACCAAAGCCAAAAGCTGCTCAATCTGTTTCTCACCCGTCTCTGGGTCTGTGTTTTGAACGTCAAAGGAAATGGCAATGTCAACGTCGGAGTCTGGATCTCCCTTGTTGTAGGTTTGGGCATCTGGCACGCCCGTAACGCGGAAATAAAGCTGTTCTGGGCCAAACCGCTGATAGGCGTTGTAAGCGGCCTTAATCACTCCTTGAACGTGGGCAAGGAACTTATCCACGAAATACTGACGCCGGGAGGCAGAAAGCGGGTTCTCAAAGTCCAGCCCCATGAGCTTGTCTGCGCTGGCAAGGAGGGATTGTTCCATCTCCACGCTGCCGGGGTTATAGGCCGGGGTTGGACCCCATTCGTAGTCTCCCTGCCGCATCCGGCCAATCTTCTTGCCTGGACCCCAATCTGGCGGCGGCTTGCCAATCGGGTGCATAAGCGGAGGCATCGTAGCCATGCTATTGCGGTCGGTGCGGCTATCCCGCTCCACCTTAACGCCCCACTGGATGCCCCGCAGAAGCTCTGGCACGGTCTGGAGGTCATACAGCCGCTTGTTGTCCTCGGACAGCCGGGTGACGATGAAGGGGTAGTCCTCGTAGCCGTTTAAAAGCTCAAACTTAGCATGGCCGGGCACATCTCCCTTGCCGGTAAAGAGCGGAGACATCACCGTAAGGTAGATGCCTTGGCTTCCGTCTTCTTGGTCAACGAGGCGCTGATAGACGTAGAGAACGTCAATTAGCTCGTCATTCTGCCATTCCGCAACGCTGGATCGGGTGGCCTGTTCTGCCGGGTTGCCGCTCACAACGTCGGTGCTTTGCCCCCTAAAGTGCTCAACGCAGTAGTCCGCCCATTCGCGGTTCCAATCGGACACTTCTACTTTGTTGAGAATCTCTTGCACCGTCATCCGCGTCTTGTAGAAGACGTAGGGAGCACGCTGCGGGTCCATGCAATACGGCGGAAACAGCACATCGCCGTCTGGGGCACAGGTTTTAACGCAAGGCCGGTCAATGTCGCGGCGCGTCACCGTAAGCTCACAGGTGCCCTTGGCGCGAAGCTGGTTGATGGCTTTCTTGGCCCGCTTGTCCTTGAGATCGGGGAACACCGACTTAAGCATGGCAATCACCCCTGCGTCGTCGCTGCCGTCTAGGATA